TAAAGAAATAGGAAAGATGCTCGATGACCTAAATAATCGGAATATTCCACTTCAACGGAAGCAGGAGATATTGTGCAAGACATACCCTGATGTCTACAAAAAACAGTACATGCCAGCTCTACTCAAGCTTTCACCAAAAGATTACAACGAACAGACTTTAAATAGAGATTTTGAGGCTGTGATTAGCTTTTATAAAAAAACTTTTGTAGTTAATTGTGGTTGATTTTTGTCACTTAAGCCTTTAATAATTTGTTTTCTAAACTTGAAAATTTTTAAAAAAGGATTCAAATGAGTAAATATGTTTCATGGCCACTAGCTATTGTATTTCTAATTATTGTGTATCTGTTTTTCGTCAAAGGAATGACATCACAAGATATTGCAGATTTCATAGTTGACCAGGTAGGGATAACTAATACGAACAAATGAGCCACCTTCGGGTGGTTTTTTAAACAATCACCAATCATCTTTAAGTTATTCTAAATCATAGAAAAAAAGTCTAAATACCTATCAGATTGTAATTGACGAATATATTGGCAAGGAGTTTATTAAATAGAAGGATTAAAAACAGGAAAATAAAAGCAAAGTAAAAAATACCTTTCAAACAAGCTTTAAAAGTAATAGTTAAATACTTCCTGATGGACAGGAGAAAGGCGATGAAAGAAATTGGACATAAATTATTTTTTGTAGGCACATTACTGGCACTTTCAGGGTGTGTTTCAATGGAGTCTGTTAAAAATTACTCAACCTATTCTCGAACAACAATAGAATCCGTTAAACCAATCGCTAAAGATTTTCAAACTTCTTGCCTTCGTGCCAATAGTTATAAGCCATTGAAAGCTTACAGTAAGTGTAATTCTGAACAAGGGGCTTCTAAATCCATTTTAATTGTTGCCTCAGTCCTTGATGCTTATGGAGCCGCTTTAGGGGCGTTGGCGTCAGATGAACTTGCAAGTTATAACACTCAAACTGATGACCTTAAAGCAGAATTAATAAAGCTTAAGGTAGCAGATGAACCTAAAATAAAAGCAGTTGGAAACTTATCATCGTTGATAGCAAATGCAGTAACAAAAACTTATCAACAAAAAGAAATAGTCAAATTCATTAAAGAAAGTGATGACTCGGTTATAAGCGTTAGCAACGCACTGGCGGATATTATTGAACAGAACTATGTTCAGGCAATTTCATATGAGATATCCGCTTGGGAAGATGCATATAAAAGAGTTGAAATAATTGAAAGAGACGCTAAGCCTTTAGAATGGGAGGCTTATTCAAAAACACAGTGGCAACAACGTTCTGATTTAGAAGCCAAGCAAGCGGCAGCAATATCTTTAGCAAAAAATATTCGAAACATTGGAGAAACACACCACAAGCTTAAAGAAGATGCTAATGAGCTTTCAAGTAAAGAAGTATACGCGATAGTCAGGAATTTCGTTGATACCTCTAAACCAGTGATTAAGGATGTCAAAGAAGCTTTTGCAGATAAATAATAGGAGATAATAAAATGAGCAATGAACTTTCACCAGATGAAGTCTATGAACTTTCTAAATCATTTCATGATCTATCCGTTACACTCGGAAACTTTAGATATGATAATTGGAATAATTTAACCCCTGTTCAGAGAAATGATCTTGAGGCTAAACAATGGACTCTATTTAATACCTCTAGTGATCTGAATGCACAGTCGGTAATATTAAAAATAAAGCTTTTAGATTCAGATATTCAAATATTGAAAAATTGTACGGATGCAATGAAAGAATCTGCTGATAAGATAAATAGTGTAAAACAAGCCATTGTGATAGCTACAAAGGCAGTTGCATTTGGAGGTTCACTCTATATTGCAGCTTCTACAGGAAATATTACAGCTATGATTGATGCGGCACAAAATCTTTATGATGAGATAAATAAAGATTAAAAAATATATTAGTTTGTTGATAAGGTTAAAAAGGGATTTGATAAAGTCGATATTTTTAACTGTTACGAAAACCACCTTCGGGTGGTTTTTTAATGTCCTAACTGTTAAATTTTACTCATTAATAAATTGGGTAACTTCATGAAAAAAATTATTATGTTAGGGTTAATTTGTTTGTCTTCGTCTTCATGGGCAGAAAATAAAAACCCCGGTACATGTGAGATTTCAAAAGATAAAATTATTGTTGGTGATGTGGGGTTGGGGAAATCAGTTAAGGAATTAGCATCAAAAGATTATAGAAGGCTTGAACTTGCGAATGATGTTTTTAACAAAAAAGGGTCAAAGGAATATCGTGTTTCGATCTTAAATAGGACTAATGATATTTGGTTAGGTAGTCAACCAATCCGTGATTTTAACTTCATTACCTATGATCCAAACAATTATAAAATTTTGAGTTTTGGATTAAGTCTAAGAATGGATGATTTTCCAGTTGCCAAAGTTAAAGATGCCCTTATAACGTTATATGGTTTACCTAAAGTTGGCTGGAGTTTGACTCAAGAAACTGATCCTAGATACGGGCAAGTCAATGAATATCATTATAAATGTAAGGATTATTTGATAGAAATCACACAATCTGGATTAGGAACAAGTATGAGAATGTATGATAAAGGTGTAACGAGATGAAGAGGATTGTTCTCATCGGAAGTTGTTTAATCTTGAGTTCGAGTTACGTTTCAGCAAATGAAAATAAGAAGGAAAGCTTTTGTAGAGGAATCTATGATTATGCTGAAATGGTTATGACTAACAGGCAAGATGGTGTTTCTATTAAGGTTATGTTTGATTCTTTAGAAAAGACTAGTGCAAGTGAGGATCAAAAAAAATTAAGCAAAAAATATATTTTAGATGCTTATGAACGACCTAAATATAGTACTAAAGAAAAACAACGTGAAGAGATTAATGAGTTTTCCAAAGATAAATTCATAAGCTGTATTAATAATTTATCTTAGTCTTAACAAACTTAAAACCCCGCAAATGCGGGGTTTTTTATTGCCTGGAGAAAAGTAAAAATGGCACAAGAATCCCGTCTGGTCATTGTTATTGATTCGCAAAATGCTGAACGTAATGCGCGCAATCTAGGCAATGAACTCAATAGTATTGAAAAGAATGGCGACTTTGCATCTAAGTCCATGGACCGTATGTCTGTTGCTACTCGTACATTAGCAGGTTATATGGCTGGGCTAGTAACAGTAGGGGCTGCTATTAGTAAGATGGACCTCTACACTGGTATTAATAACAAATTAAAATTAGTGACTAGTAATCAAAAAGAATTAAATCAGGCAATGGATGATACTTTTGAAATTGCACAGCGCTCTGCTTCATCTTGGAGTGCGGTCAATGATGTGTACTCCAAATATATGTCCAATGCAAAAACACTAAATTTAACTCAAGAACAAACAGCGAAACTAACTGAAATTACTTCGAAAGCAGTAGCTATTAGCGGTTCAAATACTGAATCAGCTGCAGCTGCACTCTTTCAATATGGTCAGAGCCTTGATGGGAATATTTTACGTGCGGAAGAATATAACAGCCTAGTTGATGGTGCAGGTGGACTTCTAAATGCGATGGCTAAAGGGTTAGGCGTAACTCGTGGTGAACTCCGTCAAATGATGCTTGATGGAAAACTCACTGGAGAAGTTATTACTAAAGCCTTATTAAAAGCTGGCGATAGTGTTGAACAGCTTTATGGGAAAACTAATAAAACTATTGGTGCATCTCTTGAGATGCTGAGTAATGGGATTACTAAATTTGTAGGTGAAACTGGGCAGGGTTCGGGCGCTGCACAGTCTTTAGCTGGAGCTATTCAAATTCTTGCATTGAATTTGGATTTGATTGCAGATGGTGCATTCGTAATTGGTATTGGATATGTCACTAAAGCTATTACTGCCAAATCATTAGCTGTCTATGCTGATATAGCTGCAACGACTGCAAGCATTCAGGCAAGTCGTTCAAAAGCATTGGCTGAATTGGCTGAATCCTCAGCTGCTGTTAAGTCTGCCCAAGCTCAAGTCGCAAATACTCAAGCTACTTTAACTGCGTTGACTGCGGAAAAAGCATTAGAGGCGGAACGATTAAAATCACAGATCAATTCAGTTGGGCGCACTCAATCTATTACACGTATGGCTGAGATTAAGAAAATAGAAGCTCAGGTAACACGTGAACTTGCTGCAGCAGAGACTACTTTAGCAGTTGCCCAAACACGCAATGCAACGGCTCAGAAAGCAGCAGTTGGACTATCAGGTGCTATGTTAGGTGCTGGCCGTAGTTTATTAGGTGTTTTGGGTGGTCCAGTAGGTATGGGAATAACAGTAGCTACCTTGGCTTCTGGATATTTGTTGATGCGTGATAATGGCAATGAAGCCAATGACATGCTTAAGGATCAGACGCGATATGCTGGAATGGCAGCAGATGAACTCACTAAACTCAATGGTGCACAAAAGCGTGCAGCTGAAGGAGAACTTACTAAGCAATTAAACTCTCAGTCAGCTCAACTTAAAAAATCTCAGAATGAATTCTTAGCATTGACGCAAACTATTGCTGATAGTAATAAAAAGAGTACAGAGGCATATCGCATCTGGGCAGAATTAACTACTGAAACAATAGGAGTAAATCAGGCATTTGAAAGACTAAATCAATTAGATTTTATCAATTCAGACCAGATTAATCAGTTAGTTGACAGTAAGAAGAAAGTTGATGAAAACACTATTGCAGTTAACAAAACTAATGCTGAGTTAAATTTAGTTAGAACAACTGGAGCAAATGCTAAAGCAGGTTTAAACGATGTTGGGCAGGGAGCTAAAAATGCTGCAACTGAGGTTAATCAACTCGACGACAAGCTTAAAGATATCAATAAAACTTTAGCTGATCGTAAGTGGGATGCTGCTTTCAAAACTACACTTATAAAAAAATACGGTAGGTCAGTTGAAGAAGCAGATTTGTTATTGCAAACATATCGAGAAAATCAGAAAAAAGGTTATTCTGGAGTTACTGTTGAGCAAGACAAAATAATTAAAGGGATTGTAGGTCAGGAGAGTGCGCTTGAAGCACTTGTAAATAAGGACAAGGAGCGAACAAGAGAGCTAGAAAAACAGGAAAAAATCACAAAACGCCTAGTTGGTGTTTCTGGCCAATCAGGTATAGGTACAGGTCCACATCTTGATGTTAGATATGGCGGTTCAATGTCTGGGCAGAAGGTTTCTAATGAACATCTGGCCCGCTTGCAGGCAGGTGAAAAGCCACTATCCAATTATAAGATCAGTTCAAATTATGGCCCAAGACAAGCCCCTACCAAAGGGGCTTCTTCTTTTCATAAGGGTATTGATTTTTCAATGCCTGAAGGTACGCCGATCACAACCAATGTTGCGGTGAAGGACATTAAGACACATTACGATAGTAAAGGTGGCGGCTATGTTAGTGAGGTGATATTTGAGGATGGTGTAACACTTAAACTTCTCCATCAGTCTCCAAGTATGCAAAGCAAGGTTAAAGGTGGGGCAAGTAAAGGGAATGATAAAGCTTCAGGTGATATCCAATCTCAACTTGATCGTCAACTAGATTCCCAACGTTCCCTTGAAAATGAAGTGGCCACTGAAGTACAGCGGATCCAGAATAACTTAAAAGTTAGACTGGAGGATGTTGATAAAGCTGGCTTTACTCCAGAGCGTACAGTTGAAATTAAGGCTGAATTACAGCGCCGTGCTGATAATGAAATTGCGATCGCCAAACAAGCTATTAGAAGCAAACTAGAGGACTATAAGGAGTTCCAGAAAACTGAGGAACAGTTACTTGAAGAGAACTTTAACCGTAAAAAGTTCAATGCAGCTCATGATATTGAATTAAGTAAATCTGAACAGAAACAGGCCGTTGAGTTAGTCAAAGAACAGTATAAACAAGAATTCGCGCTTATGAAATTGGCTCAAGAGCAGCGTTTATTTCAGGCTCGTATTTTTCTGCTATCTGAAACAGAAGCAATGCAAGAACGTTACAGATTAGAGCGACTTGAAATCCAAAAAACTGTAAAAGATGAGGAGGAGAGAAGAAAGCGAATTGCTTTATCGAAATCACAAGAGCAGCTTGAAACACTTGATCGGGCGACAAAAGCTGGACAAACATGGGGTGGCGTTCAAGCTGATATGAATGGCACTAGTGAGTTTTATAGACAGGATCAGGAGCGATCTAGTCGTATGAGCTCCGCGACAAATTATTTTGATAGTCAAAAAGGAGTAGTGAACTTAAATGAACAAAACTCATTAGAAACACTCAATGCTCAGTTTGAGCAGCAGCTTATTAGTCAGCAAGATTTCGAAAACCAGAAGACTGCAATCATTCAAGCTGCTCAAGAGCAACGCAATCAGATTGGTAGTGAATATGCTCAGAACGCTAAAGATATTGAAGACAAATATCAACAGGATCGACTGAATACCCAAATTGCCCTTGGTGGGCAAATGATGGGCTCAGTCACCTCAATGTTCGGTTCTATGTTTGGCGAACAATCCAAAGCCTACAAGCTTATGTTTGCGGCGGATAAGGCTTATGCTATCGCTGCGGCTGGTCTTGCCATTCAACAAAACATTGCAGCAGCTGCAAAAGTTGGTTTTCCTTACAACTTGCCTTTAATTGCTGGGGCAGTTGCCCAAGGTGTCAGCATTATTGCAAACATCCGGGCTATCAAAGATCAAGGCTTTGCTGATGGTGGCTACACTGGAGCGGGTGGAAAATATGATCCTGCTGGCATCGTCCATAAAGGCGAGGTGGTCTGGTCACAGGATGACATTCGCCGTTGGGGTGGTGTTGGTTTGGTTGAGAATATGCGTAAGAGCTCAGGCCCTGAAGCATTTATCAATAACCATGCTCAAAACAACACTTCAGCAGAAAATGTCTTTAATCGTTCATTCATAAGCTCAAAAGCTTTTAATGATAGTCAAAGTATCTCGAATATCTTTAATCAACCTACTCGAGAGAATCAGATTATTACTAAAGGCTTTGCTAATGGGGGGTATACAGGGAATGGTCGTAATTACGATGTTAAGAAACTGGGAAGCATTGGAAAAGTTGAAAGAATGAAATGGGGAAATACTCCAGATTCATTTATTTCTAACTATTCTCAAAACAATTCCTCTTTTGAAAATATCATAAATCGGGCTAATCAAAGTTCTCGAGTATTCAACCAAAGTAGAGATATCTCGAACATCTTTAATCAGTCTTATCAAGATGATCAGATTATCTATAGAGGTAATGCAAGTTCTACTAATCCAACTACTTCGGCAAACTCAGATCTATACCACGACGGAAAAGTCTACTTCTCGTCAAATGGTTTAGTTCAGGATCGATCAAATCTCAATGATGTGCAGGACTTTACCTTAGGGCAAACTTCACGTCCTCAAGCTGAGATTATGCCTTCAATTGAACCTGCTTCACCGACTATCAATTTCAAGATTGAAGTTATCAATCAGGTTAGTGGGGCAACTGTTGAAGCAGAACAACTGGATGAGAAAACTGTCCGGATTATCGTAAGGGAAGAACTTGATAAGCAACTTCCAAGAGCGGTGCCAAAATTAGTAAGTGAGGATATTAAAAATCCGAACTCAACTATTAGTCGATCTTTAACTGAGAATACGACTGCAAGACGAAATCGCTAATTATTAAGACCACCTTTCGAGGTGGTTTTTTATTACCTGAAGGAAAGTTATGTACAAGTTAAAGCTAAATCCTCAAACAAATGGCTATGGCGTAACACCAGGTGATGATGTAAAGCGTCAGCAAATGGATGGAGGGCGTGGACGCTATTACATCGATGTAAAACGTAATAGCCACATTGTTGAGGTGAACTGGAATTTAAGTAAAACCGATTTCAATAAGATGATGGCTTTCTGGCGTGTCTATCAGAACAAGCCAGCCTCATTTTATGCGGATCTGGTCATAGACCAAGGAACACGTCAGCAATATCAATGCAATTTTATTCCGAACTCATTCAAGACAAATGAAGTGAATGGAAATCTTTACCGGGTAACTGCCCAGCTGGAAGTTATTCAGAATCAGCCAAACCTTACAGCTGATGCAGCATTGATTAAAGATTGGGAGGTCTAATGGATAACGAATATGCCAAGTTCTTTCTCAATCGCAAAGTCGATATCTATCAACTAGAGTGTATTGAGTTATCACATCCATCTTTTCTAAATATATATCGGGTTGTTCGCAACCATGATCAGGGTGTCTATGTCCAGCATAAAGAAGGATCAGGACAGGTCTTTTATGAATATCTACCCATGTCTATCCAAAGATCTGGAATGCTGGGTGATCTGGACCAGACCTTAACTGTTTCAATTTCAGGACTTGGTGATGTCTTGCCAGATGAGTTTGAAAGGGTAATTGAAGGGCAATATTCAGACGTTAAGCCTAGCGTAAATTATCGGCTCTATAGTTCAGACAACTTGAATACACCAATCCATTATTTGTTAGGACTGAAACTTTCAGGCATATCAATGAATCATAAAGCTGTGACATTCAAGGCTGAATCACCAAGATTAAATACCGCGAAGACTGGAGATATTTTTGCACTGGATCGCTTTAGTGGTCTGAAGGGGGCTGTATGAAAAGTCATGATCATTTGCTTGATAAGCAATACGATGAAGAGCAGTACAACTGCGTTCATTTTGCCCATGAAGCTGCAATGGATCTCTACGGAATAGATCGTAGTGAGGCTCTGGATTTATTCATGCAACCAAAGAGCAAAATTACTTTCCTGCCATCAAAATTAAAGCTTTTAAATCCGCTGCCCATGCCCAAGGAGGGCTGCATTGTCGCCTTCCATCCAAGACAAAGAAATAAGCCCCCACATGTGGGGCTTTTTCGTTTAGGTCGTGTACTGCATCTAATGGAAGGTGGGGTCACTTATTTAGCTGAAGACGTTATCAGAGCAATGGGGTTTAGTCGGGTCAGTTACTATGATTAAGATTATTTATAAACAGGATCCTTTGTCTGAAGAAAAGACAGTGGAACATGCTCACACCATAGGGCAATGGCTAACTTCCAAATATGAATCTATGCCTGAGCATGTCCGTATTTTTCATACATCAAGCAATATGGATCATGCGGAAATTTCGTTTGCCAATGAAGTTACACCTAAGAATGCTCATGACTTAAAACAGCTAGATTTCTTACCTGGCACTTTTATTGTGATTGAAAATCCGAAAGGTATGCCTGCACTTATTGCGGCAATCGTTTCTATTGTTTTAAGCGTGGCGGTTGCATTTTTAATGCCCGCACCATCGATTGCTCAAACTAACCAGAATAATAACCAATCCTCATCTGCAAATAATGAACTTTCAAATCGTGAAAATAAGATGAGGGTAAATGGTCGCATTACAGATAACTACGGTGCTGGATGGAATACACCTGATCTGATTGCTGTGCCTTACAAGGTTTATGAAAATAACGTTGAAGTTGAGCATATTGTTGGCTGTATTGGTCGTGGCCACTACAAAATTAATGGTGCTTATGACGGTGAAACCAACATTGTTGATATTGCCGGGGCATCAGTCGAAGTTTTCCGACCAGGTGTAGATATTGTTTCTGGACAGCCCTATTTTTCAGTTGGTACTGAAATTACCACACCGCCATTAACTGTTCAGCATCAAAACTCAGTAAATGGACAAGTCTTACGCCCAGCCGATACTCAAAGTCTGGATGGTACCAACTATCTCCATTTTGCATATCCAAATGAGATCCTACGGGCAACGGCAAACAATACAGATTTAACGACTAAGTTTGTCAGCAATGACCGAGTTGAAATCACTAATGCTTCTTTTACTTATAACGGTCAAACCTACGATTTAAATGGTACTTACAGTGTTCTATCGGTTGCTGATGATCGCATGACGTTATCAAATCCGGCTGCCGTTAATGCTAACTGGTTAAAGCTTAAAGAGTTAAGTAACCAGCAAACAGTAGCTTTGTCACCAAAGATTAGTTCAATAGGCGAAAAGTGGATTGGCCCGTTTATCCTGGACAACATTGAACGCAGTCGTGTCATTTTTAACTTTGTGGCCACAAATGGACTTTATACAGTCTCTTCAGGGGGAAATCAGGGTGCTGTAAACGTCACGATTGAAGTTGAAGTCACTCCAGTGAATGAATCGGGCGCTGCAATTGGTAATCCAATGCTAAAGCAGATCATTCTTAAGGGGTCTGCAAAGTCACGCCAAACGGTTGGTGCAACGCTGGATATGGTCACATTTCAGGGCCGCTGCAGTGTACGTGCACGAAGATTAACACCAACTCCAGCAGTTACCACTGTTGTTGATGATGTGAAGTGGCAAGCATTGTATGGTGCTTATCCGTTGCAAAGTACAGTGTATGAACATGAAACAGTTTTCCGTGCACGTACATATGCAACGACTGGAGCTTTATCTGTTAAGTCACGCAAGATCAATTTTGATCTTCAGCGGATGTTGCCGACTTATAAAAATGGTGCAATGACGACAGAGCTATTTCCAACGTCTAGCTTTGCTGATGCACTGGTCTCAATGACGCTTGATGACAAGATTGGCCGCCGTACGATTGATGAGATTGATATAGAAAATATCTACCGTACTTATAACGATATTGTCGATTATTTTGGCACACCGTTAGCCGCAGAGTTCTGTACCACCATTGATGATACCAATCTTTCATTTGAAGAGTTGGTAACGAATCTTTGTGATGCAGTGTTTTGTACTGCCTACCGGCAAAACAATAAGCTCAAAATTTACTTTGAACGACCAACAGATAACTCAGTTTTGCTGTTTAACTTCAGGAATATCATTCCTGATAGTTACAAGCATGATCTGACCTTTGGTGTGATGGATGACTACGATGGTTTGATCTATGAATACACAGATCCGACCGATGATAGCCGTATTAATATTTACTTGCCGGATAAAGGAGCCAAAAACCCTAAAGAGGTGAAATCGGTAGGTGTACGTAATAAGTGGCAAGCGCATTTCAATGCGTACCGGCTTTGGAATAAACTTCGCTTTCAGCGTAAATCTATCACCTTTGATGCAGCACCTGAGTCTGAATTACTGGTTTTACGTGATCGCATCGCTGTAGCTGATTATCGAAATGGAATTCATCAAAGTGGCGAGGTAGTGCAGCAAGAGGGTTTAATCCTGACTTTAAGCCATGATGTAGATTTCATTGCGGGCAAGAGCTATGTGATTTATCTGCAAATGGGCGATGGTAGCGTAGACTTGATTCCTATCACTGCTGGATCTGCTAAGAACAAAGTTATTTTAGGTCGCTTACCAAATGGGGCATTAAAGTTAAGCCCTGATGATTTCGTTAATACGATTTATACAGTCGTTAATGACGATACAAAAGACTCATTGCCTTACTTAGTTGCTAAGAAAGATCCGGTTGATAAGTTCTCAAATACGATCACGGCAGTTAATTACGATGTGCGGTATTACCTGAATGATAAGGACTTCATTGATGTGCCAGTTGAT